ATGTGGCTGGAACACGAACTTTTAAGTAGCCCCGATAGTAAGGGGTTTTTTTGTGTCTCCACTTCCTACAGACAAGAACCAAACGCAATACCAGGTAGACACGATATAATATTTCCAATGTTCGAATTCGAAATGCCAGGTAGTGTAGATGATCTCAAAGCAATGGAGTATGAACTATGTGAATACTTGGGCTTTGGTAAAATTACAGAAAAGACATATAGTGATTGGCAAGCACATTTTGACTTGCCTGTAGATGTTGAAATGGATGCAAAACACGAACTAGCAATGGAAAAAGAGTTTGGACAAACACTTATTACTAACTTCCCTGAAATGACTAGTCCTTTTTGGAATATGGCTAGAAATGATGACGGAAATACAGCAAAGAAGATGGACGTTATACTAGGTGGGATGGAAACTATTGGATCAGCAGAACGTTCATGTGATGTTGACATGATGAGAGATACATTTCATAGTATTACAGACGGTGCTTACTCAAAACTACTGTTCGAACTATTCGGCAAAGATAGAGTTGAAGCGGAACTAGAAAAGTTTTTAGAATTTGATTTCTTTCAAAGAGTTGGTGGAGGCATAGGTGTTACACGTATGATTCCTGCACTAGAAAAAATCGGCAAGATATAAGAATATAATCTGGGGTGGTGAAATTGGTAGACACGCTCAACTGTTTATTGAGTGATAGATATACTGCAAATTATTTATCGTGGAGGTTCGAGTCCTTCCCCCAGAGCCAACTATAACCTAATAGGTACAGTCTATTAGACATAGCCCTCTTTGTGTGTTATTATATATTAAATAACATGCAAGGAGAAACTATGCCACCACGTAATCATAAGAATTGGTTAGCACAACCAAACGTAGAATCAATTAGTAGCACAGCCTACAACAGCCCAGAAATATTTGCACAAGAACAAGAACAGATCTTTAAGAAGGTATGGGTTCCTATGTGTCATATAAGTGAAATGTATGAACTTGGTAACTTTAGAACAACACAAATAGCAGGTATAAATGTAATTGCATATAATACAGGTACAGGTGTTAGGGCATTTTTAAATAGCAATCCTAATATTAATCAACCTAGCGGAACATTAAGTTGTCCGTATGAAGGCACAAAGTTACATTGTGAAGTAAAGCACGGAGGTATGGTATGGGTAACACTTGATCCTAATCCAACGCAAAGTGTAGAAGAATGGACCGCAGGTGCATTTGATTGTATTGAAGATGCTATTGACACAGAGGAAATGGAAGTGTTTCATTACCACAAAGCAGTTATAGATACAAACTACAAACTGTGGCATGATACCAACAGCGAATTCTATCATGACTTCATGCACTACTTCAATCGTGTAAGCGGATTCAATGATGAATATTTTGCACGAAAGAACATACCTTTTGACAACGGACATGTAAATGTAAGTTCATTCACTGTAAACTACGAAGAGTATGAAGGCTTTGAAGATAGAGGCGAACTGTCCTTTCCTAATCTACCTCCCAACCAATGGTATATGGTAGACTTGTTTCCAGGCTTCAACTTCAACCTACGTGGTAGTGCTTATCGTTCAGATAGTGTTACTCCATTAGGGTGTAACAAAGTGCTTATAGAATTTAGAGGCTATGGACTACGCAAAGACACACTAGAAGAAAGACGCACACGCATCAATCATCACAATAGTATATGGGGACCGTTTGGACGCAACCTACATGAAGACCTGATAGGCGTAGCCGGACAAGGTACAACAATGCGAGAAGGCACAGAAGCACGTAACATATTGCACGGTAGACACGAAAACGGAACCATACACGATGAAGTTGGTATGCGTCATTACTACAGTGAATGGGGAAAGTATTTAGATGTTGATCCGTATTTGGTAAAATAGCCTATTGACTTATCGTAAAAAATCCTTTATAATAGTATGATAAACTGGAAAAGGAACTATTATGAAGAAAATATTACTTGGATTAGCATTTGCAACATTGACTGCAACTTCAGTACAAGCACAACAATGGGTATCTAGTTGTGGTAGTAGTAATTGGTCTAAAGAGTTTTTCAAACCAAATTATACTTTTACAGTACGTAAAGGTGAAATAGGCGGATGTGAAGATGACAGTAAAAAGCATTTTTCAGGAAAGTGGGATTTTGCAGAACGACAAGAAGTTTGGTCCAAACCCTCTTGGAAAGCAAACCAAAATGAATTTGGTAAATGGGAATGGAGTGCAACTGTAAATATTGACCGTGCTTGTAAACCTGCTTTAAGAAGTACAATAGTACAAGTTCATGGCGGACACAATACTGCTACTAAGCCAGATGGTCCACCTAGTTTTCTTGCAGTAAATTATGCTAACAAATTTAGAGGAGCATACGGTCCATTTAGTAACGGATATTCATCTTGGCACGTAGGCCCAGGAGATACTGAAGTTCCTGTACAACCATTTCATGTTCGTATGCAGACAGAGTGGGTTGAAGAAGATTATATAAAAACTGACTATTGGATAGATGGTAAATTTCTTGGTAGTGAGAAAGTAGATGCCAAAGGCTTTACAAAATTATTTATTAAGTTTGGTGTATATCGTATGAACAGTAATTGTGATATTACACAAACATATAAAAATGTTTCACTCAAAAGAATTAAATAAAAGGTTGACACTGCTAAATAAATGTAGTATACTGTAAAGACAATAAAGGAATTTTAAACATGATCAAGACTAATACAATATGTATAATATGTTGGCCTCCAGGTCCCGGGGTATGTTTTGACATGACTTTATAACCAAAAGTTATTTTAGACAAGCCCCTAGTAATTAATTTTATTAGGGGCTTTTTTTATGGGTGTGGTGTAATGGTAACACGTCAGTCTCCAAAACTGAAGATAGGGGTTCGATTCCCTTCACCTATGCCAAATTGCGCTTGTAGTTCAGTGGTAGAACCGTCCGCTCATAACGGATCAGTCGGGAGTTCGAATCTCTCCGGGCGCACCAAACGGGGATTAGGAAAGTCTGGTTAATCCGTCTGCTTTGGGAGCAGAAGATCGCAAGTTCGAATCTTGCATCCCCGACCAACACCTAGTGGCAGAATGGCTATGCAACGGACTGCAACTCCGTGTATGCCGGTTCGAATCCGGCCTAGGTGTCCAAAACACTTGACAAAGTTCATAAACTATTATATACTGTAAAGATAATAAGGGTTGTGAATGGTTAGTCCTAGGCAACGTTGCATTAAACCAGACACCGAACAGTTGCGTACCAAGTGTCGGCCCTTATTATACACGGACCCGTAGTTCAGCAGGATAGAACGCCGGTTTGCGGAACCGGAGGTCAGGAGTTCGAATCTCTTCGGGTCCGCCAAAATAGATTGACATCTATAATATTGATGTTATAATGTATATATAATTAGGCAACAGAGGCAAACATGAGAACACAACCACAAGAAGTAATTAAGCAATTAGAAGCACACAACAGTCGATTAGACAAAGAAGAAATCCTGTACGGTGCTATGGAAGAAGGGCTAGACGAATTTTTTGAAGGAGTGCGAATGGCACTCGACCCATTAATAACATATGGTGTAAAACAAGTCCCAGAGAAAGCAGAGAATGAAGTATTGTCAGCACAAGGGTGTGCTTGGCCAGTATTTAAAGAACTTGCAGATAAATTAATTGCAAGAGAACTTACAGGACATGCGGCACGTGATGCAATTGAACTTGTTATGAATACTGCTACCGCAGAGCAATGGAATGGTTTTTATAGACGTATCTTAATTAAAGATTTACGTTGTGGTTGTAGTGAAAAGACTGTAAACAAAGTTTCTAAAAAGTTTGATGGCAAGTATAGTATACCTGTGTTTACTTGTAGTCTTGCACATGATAGTGCTAACCATGAAAAGAAGATGGTAGGCAAAAAGCAAATTGAAATTAAATTAGACGGAGTAAGGGTATTAACAATTATACGTGGCAAAAAAGTAGAAATGTTTTCACGTAACGGTAAACAGTTTCACAACTTCGGACATATTATTGCGGAGATAGAAGAAGTACTAAAAGACAACCAAGCACCATATGACCTTGTGTTAGATGGAGAAGTAATGAGTGCTAACTTCCAGGATCTTATGAAGCAAGTGCATCGTAAAGACGGCAAGCAATCAACAGATGCAGTATTGCACTTGTTTGATATTTGCCCATTAGATGACTTTAAAAAAGGTGGTTGGGATAAGCCACAGTCATTTAGAAGTGCGGCTACAAAGGCTTGGGTAGAGCAACATGCAAGCATTTTAAAGCACGTACAAGCGTTAGATTGGGAAGAGGTAGACCTAAGTACTACTGAAGGACAAGAACGCTTTGTAGGGCTGAATAAAGCGGCTGTAGACGGTGGTTACGAAGGTGTAATGATCAAAGACATTGATGCACCATATGAATGTAAACGTACACATGCTTGGCTTAAAGCAAAACCTTTTATTGAAATTACATTGAAAGTCGTTGACGTCGAGGAAGGCACTGGACGTAACGAAGGAAGATTAGGTGCCGTAATAGTAGAAGGAGAAGACGATGGATACAATTATCGCCTTAACTGTGGGAGCGGTTTCACTGACTCTCAACGTGATGAGTTCTGGACTAAACGTGCTGATCTCGTTGGTCAGTTAATTGAAATAAGAGCAGACGCAAGAACTAAATCACAAGACAGTGATACATACAGTTTGCGTTTTCCAAGATTCAAAACATTTCGCGGATTTGATGCTGGCGAAAAGATATGAACATAAAGTTCATATCAATGGATCAGGATGTTATAGATAACTATCCTGTTCTTCCAGCCAAGAAGTCATTGCCTAAATGGTTTAAAGACTTACCTGCAGAGAAGTTTGTTTATCCATTAGGCTCTACTTTACCAACTATTAAAAAATGTATGCCAGCAACAGATATGTTGACTGGTGGATACATTATACAAAATCCAACTGACATTGATGTAATTCAACATAAAGGTGCAGGCAATTTTGTTGAAAATAAACTTAAAGTCAAAAACAATACATATGCACCCGAAGCACATAGATTTGAAATGTGTCCTGTAAAAAATCCAGATAAACAACATTGGATAAAACTTAAGAATCCTTGGTTGGTAAGAACACCGCCCGGTTATAGTTGTTTGTTTATACAACCTATATATGAATTTAATCCTAACCTAAGATTATTATCAGGTATCGTTGATACAGATACGTTTGACTTACCTGTAGAATTTCCAGGGTGGATTGTTAAAGACCATATTATGAAAGCAGGCGATCCTTTGATGCAAGTTATTCCTTTTAAAAGAGAAGACTGGCAAATGTCAATGGAGTTTACTGAAACTCACACTCCTGCAATGACTGAAGAATTACGTTACAAAGACTTATTCCACAAAAAAAAGAAGTATAATTAATCATTTATACTTGACAAATTACAACCTTTGCTATATATTAAGTAAAACAGTAGGAGATTTATGAGATGGCTTTACCGAAAAGAACTAAAAAGAAGACGGTCCGAGCGGCTCCACGCATTAAGCGAGGCGGCAAACTTGCTGATCCCAGTTGGCAAGGTTGGGAAGAATGGGATGGTCAAAAATACCACCGTTTTGCATCAGCAACTAGAGAATTTTATTACCAAAATTTTAAACCAGCAGACTTATACCAATACACTTGGACTTGGATGGGACAAAATGGTTATACTAAAGAACAAATTAAACAAGCAAAGGCCGCACCTGGCTTTACATTAAGTGTTACAGCCGCAATTACTGCAAAGATGTTGCTTTGCGGAATGCCGCTTTACAATCCTAAAGAAGATGAATACTGGCAAAGTTTACCTGGAACAATGGGCACAACGCAACCAGCAGATATATTCCTTAGAAAACGTATTGAAGATTGTATAGTCGCAGGCAAAGTAATTGTAGAAGAAAAAGCAGAAATAGCAGAAGAAAAGAAAGACGTATACGTTCCTACTATCCAAGAACGTATTAGAGATCAAGCATATAAGCAAAGCGAAAAACTTGAAGAATGGCTCGATGGCTTTATAAGTGACAAAGAAAACTTTGATCCTAAAGGCTTTGACTTCAAAACACATTTTCGTGAAATGAATGTAACACAAGCACATGCTAGAAAACTTAAAACTTTTTACGAACATGAACTAGATGACTTCAAAGAACTTGATCGTTTCCCTACAGCAGGACAACTAAAGAAGATGAGCGAACATGAACAAGATCAGTGGGCTCAACTTAAAGAAGGATATGCACATCTTAAAAAAGCAGATATAAAAAACTTTACCACTGCTATTGATGAACTTATGATAGCATTAGATTTTGTAATTGATAGTGCAAAAGCAACACGTAAACCACGTAAACCTAAAGTTTATAGTGCAGATAAAATAGTATCTAAATTAAAGTATTGTGTGACTCATGACAAGTTTAAACTTGCAAGTATTAATCCAACTGACATAGTTGGTGCAAATGAACTTTGGGTATTCAATACAAAAACACGTAAATTAGGAAAATACATTGCAAAGAACATTGATCCAAAAGGAATGATGCGAGAAGGAAGTGGTCTTAGTGTTAAAGGCACTACAATTATAGGATATAATGAAGAATTAAGTATGCAGAAAACCCTACGTAAACCGTTAGATCAAATCAAAGAGTTCAAAGATTCGGGTAAGGTAAAATTGCGTACATTCTTAGATGATATCAAGACTACAGATACTAAATTAAACGGTCGCTGTAATCCTGAAACTGTGCTTCTCAAAGTTGTTTGATAAATACTTGTATGAGCACAGAAGATCTTCAAAACAGCCTAGATGGATTAGGTACAGCAATACAAAACCTTGCAGACCGTGAGGCGCCAGCACCTGTTATAAATGACCGCAGTTTAAGTGGTAATAAAATTAATGGTGGATTAATTACTAATTTCACTAGTAGTGGAATAAGCGACCAAGCATCACGTATGATACTAATGGTTGATGATGATGGTATTACAGTAGATACTATTGATGTTGATACACTTCAAGGTAATATTTCTACAACAGGCGACTTAAATGTAGCAGGTAGCATTACTGCAAAAAGTTTACATGTAAATGAACTTACAGCAGATATACGAAACGAACGTTCAACTAGTTTAGAATTTGAAGGTGATAGTGTTGCTGGTAAAGGATTAGTGTGGAGAACTCCTGAAGTATCTAGACAGTTTGTTTACCACGAAAATCCACACAGAATGTTTTCATCAGAAAACATAGATATTGCTCGTACAAAACATCTTAGCATTGGTACTGTTCCTGTAATTACAGAAACAGACTTAGGTTCTACTATTATTAATAGTAGTCTTACAAATGTAGGCGTCTTAGATAATCTTTCTGTAAACGGAAATGTAGACTTTGATGGTTATTTTTTCTGGGAAGCAGAAAGCAATAGACTAGGAATAGGAACTCAAACACCAAATGCTACACTTTCAATTGCAAACTTAGATGCAGAATTTATTATTGATAGCGAACATGATAGCGGTATTAGAATTGGTACTTGGACAAACGATGATTTACAAGTAGTAACAGATGATACAACAAGAATAACTGTGAAAGCAAATGGTAGTATTATAGTTGGCTCACAAGGTAGTGATAATGCTAGAGTACATATACATGGCAAATTAGGAGTTGGCGTAGCAAACATCGATTCTGATGTTAGTTTGAGTGCTTCAGGTCCAATCAAGTTTGATGGACGCAAAATGGAGAATGGTGCCGCGGCACCAACTGCAGGCGTTTACGCAGTAGGAGACATTGTATGGAATACAAGTCCTACTCCAACAGGCTATGTAGGTTGGGTGTGTACAAGAGATGGTACTCCAGGCTTATGGAAAGCCTTCGGACAAATTAGTTCATAATAGTCCAATTTAATTCAAAGTTAAAAGATATTAAATAGAGTGTAAAAATTTACACATGAAAGGACATGATGACAAAAGAACAATTAAAACAGGCAAACATACAAAAAGTTGAAAGGCAAGTCGAACGCTGGGATTGGTTCGCACGAATCGTTCCATTAGTATTTCTAGGAGTTTCTCTAGTGCTAATATGCTTAGGCGTGATTAATTATAAACAGGCATTCTGGACGGCACTCGGAGTTTTTGCTGTAACAGCAGTAACTTGGTGGTTCTGGACAATTTATACTATAAGGCACTTAGTACATACACTACATAGGGCAAGTAAAAATTTACACGAAGTCAGAGAAGAGTTTAAAAAAGTTAGTAAAGAAGTCCAAGACATAAAGCCTACTAAATAAATTTATGTTAGTAATTGGAAACGGTGAAAGCCGTAAACACATTGATATTGATGCAATAAACGATACAAAGATTGGATGTAATGCAATATTACGTGATTATCTTGTTGAGCATTTGATATGTGTAGATCGCAAGATGGTGCGTGAAGCAATTACAGCAAAATATAAATCAAACATATACACACGCAATAATTGGATAGATGAATTCAAAGCATACGGAGTTATGACTGTGCCGGAACTTCCTTATAAAGGAGATCAAAGACCTGACGAACCATTTCAATGGGGTAGTGGCCCGTATGCAGTTTTACTTGCATGTAACCTAAGCAATAAAATAAAAATGATAGGTTTTGATTTGCATAGTAAAGATCAGTATATGAATAATATATACAAAGATACACAAAACTATAATAAAAGTGATCATCATTTTATTGACCCAAGATACTGGATACATCAGATAGGTGTACTGATGAAAATATATCCGGAAAAGCATTTCACCATATATCAAACAGATTGGAAGTTGCCAAAAGAGTGGGAATTACCAAATGTTTCAGTTGACAGCATCAATAATATATAGTATAATAAGTATAAACAAGAGGACTTAGCGTCAACCCTCCTAATTCTGCCGCTATTATATAGGAGAAAATATGGCTTATTATAGCACTAAAACATACGGACACAACATCGGACTATCAGCGGTGTTCCGTCAACCCAATGCGGATCATTCGCATTGTCATTTACTACATGGTTACAGCCTAGCATTTAAATTTACATTTGGATGTATTGATTTAGATAATAAAAACTGGGCAGTTGACTTCGGAGGACTAAAACCTTTGAAGGCTTGGCTTGAAGATAGTTTCGATCACAAAACATGTGTAGACGTTAACGATCCACACAAGCAAGACTTTTATGATTTACAAGACAAAGACTTATGCGAAGTTAGAGAGTTTGATGGCGTAGGTGCAGAGAAATTTGCAGAACATGCATTTAACTTTGCAAACGATATGATTCGTGAGAAAACAAATAATCGTTGTTATGTTGTAAAAGTAGAATGTTCTGAGCACGGCGCAAACAGTGCAATCTATGAGGCATAACATTGGTTAAAAAGTATTATCCAGGAGAGTCTAAAGAGCAACGTAAAGCACGTAAACTCGCAGAAAAGGCTACAGGCAAAAAAGTTAAGATGCCTTTCCCTAAGACAACAACAGTGCGAGAGCCTAAAAAGTCTCCGCCACCTACACCAAAGCCTCCTCTAATACAGCCGGAACCTAAAGTTATTCCACCTATTGCAGATAAGACTGATTTAGGTGACCCTGACAGATGGAGCAAAGGTTTTGAACCACAAGCGAAAAGGTATATTGCTTGTTTGAAACATGGTAACAAATATGATGGACTTTATGTAAACACATTGTTTAACATGTGTAAAAGAAATATGACACTACCTTTTGAATTTGTTTGCTTTACAGAAAATCCAACAGACTTAGATAAAGACATTCGAGTAGAGCCTTTACCGCAACACGTAGGTTTACAAGGTTGGTGGTACAAGCCTATGTTCTTCAATCCTGATCTTGTAATACAAGGAACAGTATTGTTTATAGACTTAGATGTAATTATATTTAGAAACATTGATAAGTTGTTTACATACCAGCCAGGTAAATTTTGTGTAATAAGAGACTTCAATAGAAAAAACAATCCGGCATGGAATAAATTTAACAGCAGTTGTTTTAGATTAGAAATAGGACAACATGATTATGTATATCATAACTTTATGCGTAATCCAGTTGTAAATAGTAGAAAGTTTCACGGAGACCAAGATTGGTTATATGATCAAGTTAAGGACAATTATGTATTTTGGCCAGATGAATGGTTACAAAGTTACAAATGGGAAATGAGAAACAAACCAACAATGACACGATTAGACGGAGTAAGAAATTTTGCTACACCAGGAGTACCTGAGATTGCGCCAGATACAAGTATAGCAGTATTCCACGGTGAACCTAATCCGCATAATTGTGTAGACCCGTGGTGTAAGGAGAATTGGTACTAATGGCAGGCGGAATATTTACAGGAGCAAAAGTTACAGGATTATTTCCTACTAACATTATGAAGTTTAAATTATTTGATCATTATGACCATTGGGATAATGTTATGAATTTGCTTCTTGATGCAGAACAAACAGAAAAGTCTATACTAGAAGGACCTGGACAAACTAGTTTTATTGAAGATTGGGATAAACGTAGTTTTGTATTAGATCAATTTCCTGATTTAAAGTCTTTACTTTTATCATGTACTACAAACTTTTGTTTTGTTAATAGTATTGAAAATGTTATTATAGACGACAGTTGGTATACTATTATGCACAAAGGTAGTAGAATACAAAGGCATAGACATGAAAATAGTGTATGGAGCGGGACACTTTATGTAAACGCACCAGAAGGCAGTCATGGACTTGCATTTGCTAATCCTACTATTCCTTATAGAATGATGGAAAGGCAAAATGCTACAAACCCTAGCACAACATATGCACATTTAGAAGAAGTTGAAACTGGAGATTTATTACTGTATCCGAGTTGGATGGAACATTTTGTTCCTACTATTGACTGTGATAACAGAACAACAATTAGTTTTAATACAGCATATCCTATATATCAGAGACAAGACAATGCGTGAACATTATCCTCATAGTATTGAACAAATTTTTCCTACAACAATTATGAGATTTGATCTAAGTAAACATCCACACTATAGTAGAATGCTTGATGTTGTAAACAAAACAAAAACAAGTTGGCATGCTATAATGAAAGATGCAGAAAGTACATATGACGAAAGTACAGGAAACAGATGGTTAGATAAATTAGGATTAGTAGAGTTTAAACAAACTTTACAAGACTGTGTACAAGATTATTGTTTAGAATATGGTCTGCCTAAATTAACTATTGGTAACAGTTGGATGAATAGAGTAGGCAAAGGTGGTGCAGTAAAGGCTCACAGACACGAAGTTAGTGTGCTAAGTGGTGCTTTTTATCCAATAGCAGATAAAGGTAGTACACCTTTAGTATTTAAAAGTCCATTGCAAGTATATAAGATGTTTGAATATACTGCACAAGAAACATTTTATAATGCGGCTATGATGGAAACACCTTGTGAGCAAGGAACGCTTGTTCTTTTTCCTAGTTGGTTAGAACATTATACAGATGATAATACTACTGACAATAGAGTAACAATTAGTTTTAACACGAACTATATAAAATGACAAAATATTTTATATCCGCACCATTCGGAAACTATCTAAAATTTAAAAATGCAATTAGTGTAACTGGAACATTTACAGTTCATCCAAGGCCAGGACGCTTAAAACAAATACTAAAAACATTAAGGTATGTAAAAACAGAAGCAGGTTGGTCTTGGCGTAATCAATTAGGTTTACGCAATCCTGGATTGTTTGACGGAATGTTCAAAACATCATATGATGAAGTTTTAAGTGTTGCGGCATTAGAACCTAGCGACTGGGAAAAGATATTAATGGCTATTGGTCCTGAAAGGAATATAGAACTTAATATAAGTTGTCCAAACATAGATGCATGTAATGATACAATGAATTGGCCTAAATTTGATGCATTTCCAAATCATATGCGTGGTAAATTTACTATTGTAAAGATTCCTCCTATTGCGGATAATAATATGGTTGACAAATTAGTAAATCTCGGGTATAATTGTATACATGCTAGTAATACTTTACCAACTAACAAAGGCGGACTATCAGGTAAAATTATTATACCATACACTATGAAATTAATTGATTATATAAAAAACAAACATTCACATGTTACAGTTATTGCAGGAGGCGGTGTGTATTCTAAACAAGATGCAAAAAATTATTTAGACGCAGGAGCAGATCATATAAGTCTAGGTAGTGTAGGTTTTACTCCGTGGAAAATTAAAGGTATTATTAATGACTAAACGTATAGGTTTCGCTTGCAAGTACATGCATCCAGACCAAACACAAAAGAAAAAATTATTAGAAGAAGTACAACGGCCACTAAATACCCGTAGTACAACAGTACAATGGCTCAATAGACAAACTGTTGAGGTAGCAGAGCAACGCTTATGGGACATCATGGTCCATAACATAGCGTCATACATGAGATTGATTAGATATGTTGGAAGTCTTCCAAACGAACTTAGAATGGTCAGACTGGGTAGTGATGTACTTCCTGTGTATACCGAGCCTACTTGGTCTTATTTTTGGCGCAAGCCAGACGTTAGAATTTACTGCGAAAGAGAGTTCGCAAAAGTCGGCGACACGGCAAGAGCCCTCAATGTCCGACTTTCGATGCACCCAGGCCAATTTACTGTACTTGCAAGCGACAATCCAGACATTGTCGAAAGATCTATAGAGGAGTTTGAATATCATGTTGATTGCATCAGATGGATGGGCTATGGCCAATCGTTCCAAGACTTTAAATGCAACGTCCACATCTCCGGTCGTCAAGGTCCAGCCGGTATTAAACACGCAGTTGACACAAGACTATCTCCGGAGGCGAGAAACACAATTACGATCGAAAACGACGAGAACAAATGGGGTCTCGAACACAGTCTCGAACTTGTCGACACCTGCGCATTGGTTCTCGACATACACCATCACTGGTGCCGTGAAGGTGAGTATATACGTCCCACCGACGATAGATTTTCTCGCGTAATAGATTCATGGCGTGGTGTACGTCCAGTTATACATTACTCCTACAGTAGAGACGAACATTTACCTGCAGACTTTACACACGATACTATGCCTGATATGCCAGCACTACTCGAAGCAGGCTACAAGAAAGCAAAACTACGAGCCCATAGTGATTACTATCCTAATGAGAAAGTAAATGCGTATGCTCTTTCGTTCTTACAATATGCAGATATTATGTGTGAGAGTAAGATGAAAAATTTAGCAAGCATAGAACTGTTAGATCAATACAATAAATATATAACAACGGAGGCTTATGCCAAAAATGAGAAAGTTCCATTTCTGGAATGAAAAGGGTGATGAAAAAGATACAGAACAATTGAGTCTACATAGAGCAGTTAAATCTGTACAAGGTGACTTTAAAGACCAATTTATTAGTGTAGAATACATTAGTAAAAAAGGCAAAGAAATAGTAGATAAAATAAAACTACCTTGGGGACGGAAAGTAAGACAAGCAATTGAAACTGAAAAGAAAAGAGCCGCTTTAAAGGCTAAACAAGCATTACGTTGATAAAGGAGAAAACAATGATTAAATCATGGATTAACTCAAGAATGAAAGAGCGTACATCATGGGATGGCGCCGCTTTAGTACTATTAGGACTTATGGTACTATTTCTTGCACCACTAGCAAAGATTGCCGCTGGTTTAGCAGTAGCATATGGTGCATGGACTATCTGGAAAGCAGAATAGTTATAACTTACCAATAGGAATATTACTAGAAGCAGAGAGGTTATTCCATTTCTGCTTCTGGTCTACTCCTGCTTTCTGTGCAAATCTCTTTGCATCACAATCACCACATACATGAAAATAGTTGTTATTTAGGCGTTTAGGGTCCATACTTCCGCGTGGACGTACAAACTCCGTATTACAACTATCACAGCGTAATCTAGCAAAGGTTTTTGTCTTAACATACTGATGTTCAGTACCGTTTTTAGACTTCCTTGTATGCCGACTTTTCTTTTTAAATTCTTGTAAGAACATAACTATATTTACATTCGGATTACAAAACGCTAAGATAAATAACATTAATAAAGGAGTTCCAATGACTATTTGTACACTTACAGATGCCGCAAAACAGCAAATTGACACTATTTGCAATGAAAATGAAGTTTATGCAGTTACGCTAAACATGAAAGGCGGTGGTTGTGCAGGGTTTGAATACGAATGGGGAACATACACAACACCAGACGAATTACTAGATGATGATGAAGTATTTAAAACAGATACAGGTTGCACATTTGTAATAGGCGGAGCAAGTTTAATGTTTTTGTTTGGTACAGTAATTGATTATAAAAAAGATATTATGGGATCTATGTTTGAACTTATAAATCCTAACGCAAAAAGCAGTTGTGGATGTGGCGTTAGTGTAAATTTTGATATGGACAAATTAGCAATACCTGCTTAATGGAGTAAAATATGGCAAGAAATATTATTGATATTGGTGTAGAAGGTAACGACGGTACCGGTGATAGTTTACGCGAATCGTTTCGTAAATCGAATGAAAACTTTCAGGAACTATACGCAGTATTTGGTATCGGTGGACAAATTAACTTTAGAAGTTTAAGTGACACGCCCGATGACTACACTGGATTAGCAAGCAGAGTACTTGCTGTTAATACAAACGAAACAGGTGTTGAAGCATTAGAACTTGTATCTAACGGAGCAATTACAGGTGATCCAGCAGATGATACTATTGTGTTTAATGTTACACAAGCAGGCAAACTTTTAATACAAGCAGGTAGAACAAATGTAAAAGGTGACACTAGTCCACAACTAGGCGGCCATCTTAATGCTGATGGATATGCAATTGGTAACTTAGATATATCAACAGCAAGTGCCGCGGCATTTACTAGTAAGTATGGCGGTAATTATTCAATACATGACCTAGTACCAGATAAAGAATATACTGACCAGCGTTACGCAAAAGCAATGAACCCTGGTAAGATGGGCGGACTAAGAGATGAACCAGCAGATGCATCAGAATATACTTTAGATATTACAGGACTTGTATCGACACAAGATTTACAAGTTTTAAATCATGGGTTAGACAGAGCAAGCAATGGCCAAAGTTACAAATATACATCAACAGGCGCGGCATTAACAGGTCTTGTAAAAGACCAAATCTATTACGTTAGTGTTATTGACGACAATACAATTAGTCTACATAATAGTTCTGCAGATGCAATTAACAAAGCAAACGATATTAATATTACTGGTACAGTTGTAGCGGGTGTACATAAAATTACAGATCAAGGTTTAGATACCACACTAGCAGGATTTTATCTAGCAAACGAAGCATTACCACGTAAGAGTACTGTTCGCAGAGCAGGCGATACAATGACTGGTCCTTTGTTTGCAAGCGATCATCCAGGAGGATTAGCAGGTGTAACTTCAGCAGATCCAGAAGCAAAACAAGTTGCAACAAAATTATATGTTGATCAACAAGAAGGTATAAGTTCATCTAACTTATTTGTTTCGCCAAACGGTGATGATAGATTTGCAACTACCAATCCGGGCAAAGCAGGTAGAAGTGCATCTTTTGCATTTGCAAGTTTAGGAGCGGCGGCACGTAGAGCAGAAGAGTTACAAATTGCTTCTAAATTTGAATTAGGTAACTATGCACAAACAATTACACACTCAACAGGAGGAAGACCTTTTTCTACTCCAACTAGTGTTGGCAGTGCTGATGTTAAAACTATTCCATCAGGTCGTGGAAACGTAAGATCATTATTAAATGAAAATAAAAGATTTATACAGGCTGAAACTGTTGCATATATAAATCAAACATTTCCTGATTTTGTATACGATCAAGATATTTGTATGCGTGACATTGGGTTAATGATTGATGCAGTAGTGCTTGATGTTCTTACTGGTAACAACGCTAACTTTTTATCAAGACGAGCAGGTATTAGATATTATGCTAACGCAAGTGCAACAGCGGCAATTACAACACAAAAAACAGAAACACTTGCTGGTATTGCATTTGTAAAAGCACTTGTAAATGTTGTCCTTCAAAATATTAGTCCAGGCACAACATTTCAATCAGTTTATACGCAATTTATTAATTCAGGATTTGCAACAGATGCTACAGCAAGAAATTCTGTAGATGCTAAATTTGATATCATTGTTAGTATTATTAATGATGGAAATGTGTTTGATGCGCCTGCTATTGTTGATGGTAGCACATACAAAATTACAATGGGCAACGGTAACGATAATAGTTTTGTTGATCAAGGTGATCCAGATAACACAGATATTTTGCCAGGTAAAGTTGTACGTGGTAAAGAATCAGGTGCATTGGGTAGAGTTGTTGAATACCTAAGTGAAAATTTAAATCCTAGTAATCCAAGTAATACAGACATTTTAGAATTACAGTTACTTGAACCTGTAGAATTTATTGTTGGTGAACAACTTGAATATGCAAACACAATTAAATTCAATCAAATTAGTATTAGAGTTGAGTCTGGTACGTACGAAGAACATTTTCCAATTAGATTACCTGCAAACGTATCACTAAAAGGTGATGAGTTTAGACGAGTAATTATTAAACCTAAATTAGGTCCTTCACAATCTCCATGGGCAAACGTATATTTCTACCGTGACGAAGAATTTGACGGACTAAGAGGTGATTCAAATAGTATAACAGGTGTTCCTGATACAAACATACCAACAAATGGTTCACGCTATGTAAACCCATTAACAGGTAACCCAATTGGTTGGTTTGGTAAACACTACTTAACTGATCCAACTAAGGATACAAACGTAAGTAACTTTGGTATTTCAAATCCAGGTAAATTTTCACAAGCCGCAAAGATTTTAAAAAATAACATACCATTTATAGTTGAAGAAGTTATAAGTTTTGTTAACACAACATTTCCTTCGCATGTTTACAATGCAACAAAATGTAGAAGAGATACAAGACTAATTGTTAAAGGACTAGCGGCAGACTTAGTTTATGGTGGACGTGAGAATTCATTAACAAACCAAGGTATGTATTATCAAGGTGCAGTTGCTGGACAAGAAACAGAAACAGAAGCGGCAATACGTTACATTAGTACACTTGCAAATACTATTTTACAAAATAATACAGTTACACCAACACAAGCAATTGAACCACAAATTATTGACACAACATTAACTGCTGAAGCAACAGCATACACAAACTTAGATGCACTTGTTGATTGTGTAGCATTTGCATTTAACGCAAGTATTAACACACCTAGAAACAATAATGAACTTGATGTGTTTTTGTGTAACGATGGAACTATTGTAAGAAACTGTTCTGTTACAGGACACGGTGGATTTATGATGGTACTTGATCCAGATGGTCAAGTTCTTACTAAGTCACCATACTGTCAAACAGGTTCGAGTTTTTCAAGATCACTAAACAGACAAGCATTTAGAGGCGGAATGTTTGTTGATGCTTTCGTTGGTAACGTACCTATGGAAGTTATTAATAAACAAACTGCTTATAAAATTGATGTGCGTTCACAAGCAGGACAAGGATTGTTTGTTAAAAAACCACAAGTACCTGCTCCATTTTATATGGAAGGTAGACGTTTCCAAGTTAACGCAGTAAGAGATTGGGATCCTACATTAGGTACAGCAACACTTATACTTGATCCAAGTTCAAACGCTAAGGCTGGTTGGACTGGTACAGTTTCAGGAAGTATTGTTTTAGATAATGCAAGTTCAATTAACCCAGTTGAAATTACTGTTCAAACTGCTGGTAACAGAAGTATGCTTGGTAACGACTTTACACAAGTTAATGACTTAGGTTATGGACTTATTGTAACCAACGGTGCTCTATCAGAAATGGTATCACAATTTACTTACTACTGTTGGACAGCGTATTATGCAAACAACGGTGGTGAAATTAGATCACTTAACGGTTCTAACGCATATGGTGAATACGGATTAGTTGCTAATGGAAGTGATCCAAACGAAGTTCCAGACGCAGTTACATTACGTGACAATATGGCTAAGGTTGCTAAGACTGCAGAAGCCGCAGTCATTCTAACATTTTCAGATGTTCTAGGTATAGCAAAACTACAAGAAGGTAGTTCAGGACCAAGTGCGGTAGGACATAGAGTTACTCAAGCAGGTTCAGGAGCATCAGGTGAAGTTGTTTTTGAAACAGCAGGTAAAATTTTATATTTAAAAACTGTAACAGGTACATTTGATACAACAGGTGTAGTTACAAGTGTTGATAGTGTAAACCTTGGCGTTCCGACAGATGTAAGTGCGGCAGGACTTTTACTTTCAGCGGGTCAATTAAGTGTACATGTATATGACTTTGAATCAATACCGCAAAACAGAGGTGAAATTAATATTTTGCACACAAACGGAAACTACGGAAGATACGAAGTAGCAAGTGTTGCAAAAGTAAAAGATTTTAGAGTAGATGGACACATTGATGTTGCATATACAGCAGTAGGATCAGGTACAGGTGCTAAGTTTGATGTTCAGAAAACAAGAAAAAGTGGCGGAACTTATGTTGCTCATGTAATTGCTCAAGGTACAGGTTACACAGTTGGTAATACATTTGTTGTAGACGGTACAAAATTAGATGGTGTTACAAGTACAAACGATTGTACTATTACAGTTGCAACAGTAGATGGTGATGGTAAAATTCTTACTGTTACAGCATCAGGTACAGTTAATATTTTATTAGACACTCCAATTTATGATGGACAAGTTTATAAACTAAACTTTAGTACTGCAACAGCAGGATTTAGTAACGACGGATTAATTGAAGGACTTCAACAAAATCATTTTGTATCATACAGACATAACCAAGTTGTTGTAGTTGACAACGTATTAGATACACAAAGACTTACTATTCGTCCTAGTACAGCGTTTGAATTTGATGAACGTGCAGGATTTACATACAGAACAACAGAATTTACAACTACAGAAACTACAGGTGAAAATTTACCAGCAGATGAAATCTTAATGGGCTTTGATGCTACTTACGATTACGTTAGAGTTATTGTAGATACTAATCATACAAGTGATACACCAACAGCAGGCTTTGGAGGTACAACATTAGGTGCAACTAAAGGTGACGTAGGTATTGCTATTTCAGAACTTACAGAAGTTTCAGACATTGCAAGATTACGTAGAGGTGACATGATCTTTTCATGGGAAGGTAAGACACACAAAGTTGTTGATTACTTAGACTTTGTTGGGTATGCTGTAATTAAAATTGAAGATATAACTGATGCTACAAACCCAAGTGGTAAACTTGATCATAACTTAACAAACAATGCAACAGGATTACACGCTCCAGTTGTACTAAGTGGTGGACAAGCAAATACAATTAGAATAGGTCTACCAAAAGGTGCACCGGGTGATATTACAATTAATATTTCACTTACAAGAGCAACAGGACATGACTTCTTAGACATTGGTACAGGATCATACAACACTAGTAACTATCCAAATGTACTATTAGGTGCTCCAAGACAACCAAATCAATCATACGAAGTACAAGAGCGTTCCAAAGGTAGAGTATTTTATGTTTCAACAGACCAAGATGGTTTCTTCCGAGTAGGTAGATTCTTTACAGTTGACCAAGGTACTGGTACAGTTACATTTGCAGGAAGTATTGCTTTAAGTAACTTGGACGGTATTGGATTTAAACGTGGTGTTGTTGTTAGTGAATTTAGTACTGACGATGGAATGACACAAAATGGTTCAGACATTGTTCCAACACAAAATGCAGTACGTGGATATGTTAATAGACGTTTAGGTTGGGATCATAACGGTCTACCAGTTAACAATGTAATTGGTGGCGGCGCAGTTGCAAGAGATGGCTCAATCGGAATGTCAGGTAACTTGAATATGTCAAGTAACAGAATTATTAACGTTGAAGCACCAGCACAAGATTCAGATGCAGTAAACAAAGCATATGTTGATAATGTTGTAGAACAGTATAATACCTTAGATGGTATGCGAGATATTAGTCTTGAGAAAAATGCTGGTAGTACTGAATCAGATGCAGACTACTACAGAGATCAATTAATGCACAGAACAGGCAAAAGAATTGTATTCTTTGACAGTGCTACTATCCAAGATGGTCCTTTAGTAACAGGCGGAAAAATTATACAAGGCTCAAACATTGGTGAAATTGAAGATATCGAATCAAGAACAGATGGTGTTCTTGGTGCAGTGCAAAGAGTTGTTTATAGAGAAGTAGCAGGAACATTTACACAAGCAGATGCATCTACAGTACTATCTTATAAAAATCCAGTAGGAGTAGTATACTCAGGAGCATCAGGTGTTGACGCTGGATTTAATATAGGTAAAGGAACTACATACACTGCTTATACATTTAATGCAGGTACTGGATATGCAAATGGTGAAACATTTACAATACCAGGAGATAGTTTAGGCACAGGAGTAAGTCCGGCTAATGATGCATTAATTACAATTACATCAGTTGCTGGAAACGGAGCAATTTTAGCATTTACTGTTTCTGGAAACACAGGCATAGCAACAGATGCAATAGGTACAATAGTAAGTGGACCACACCATGAAACTGCAAACGCTACATATGATACTAGCAGTCAAATTGAATGGGTAGGTACAAGATTCCCTTCGGAATATAGAGTTACATATAATATTAAAGACAACAGTATTATGAATGCTGATGTTAATCCAGCGGCAGAAATTGCACAAAGCAAACTTGCTATGCAAGCGGCTACTACGAGAGCAAACGCTACAGGTATTGCACAAGCAGACTTAGGACTAGCGGCATTTGATGATAGTGACTTTACAGTAACAGATGGTTGGGTAACATTAAAAACAGGTAGTGTTGACTTAGCAGACTTAGAAGAAATTCCAAATAATACTGCACTCACAAATGTTAGTGGTGCAACAGCAAGTCCAACAGCACAAACAATTACCACAACTGGTGGCAATGATAGTATTGTAATGACCAAGTCCGATGGTATGATTAGAACAACTGGTTTAATCATTGGTGCGGCAGATACTAACGTAATTTTACAACCTAAGTCAGGTGCGGCAACAACAATTGAAATGCTTACACCTGGTGGCGCACAAATATTTGAAGCAACAGGTACAAGTGCTATTACAGCAGAGTATGCGGCAAGTATTGATGTTGATGGCTCAGGTGCAAATACTCAAAGCACACTTCAATCAAACTCAACATTTGCAAACAAAGGTCGTTTAAGTTCAGCATGGATTAAAACAAACTTCCTTGAAGCAACAAACGATGCAGGCACAGGTATTGCGATAGGTACTGGTACAGGTAAAACAGCATCAGGAGAAGTTGCTATTGTTTCTGGAAGTTCAACAGTACCATTTAAGTTTAGTTCAACTGGTGTTGTACCAGATGTTAATAATACTTATAACATTGGTTCAGCGGCATTAAAATATAATACAGTATATGCAACAGTATTTGACGGCACAGCAACAAAAGCAAGATACGCAGACTTAGCAGAAAACTATTCAGCAGACACAGAACACGAACCAGGTACAGTTATTGTACTAGGTGGTGCAAAAGAAATTACAACAACAGCAACTAAAGGCGATTCAAAAGTAATTGGTGTTGTAAGTAACAAACCAGCATACTTAATGAACAGTGAACTACAAGGTGAGTTTGTTACTCCAGTTGCATTAACTGGTAGAGTACCATGTAAAGTAATTGGTAAAGTACAGCCGGGAGATATTTTAGTGTCAAGTGCTATTGCAGGGTACGCAATAGTTGACAACAATCCAACTGTTGGTACAGTAATTGGTAAAGCATTGCAAGCCAAAGACAGTACAGACAAAGGTACAATTGAAATCGTAGTAGGGAAAGTGTAATGGCAAAACAAATAGTTAACCTAGGTACAAGTGCTAACAAAGGTGATGGTGATCCATTACGTACAGCATTTGATAAAGTAAATGATAACTTTGACGAATTATATCTTGATTTAAAACAAGTTAAGTCAGCACAAACAGGAGGCGGCACACTTATTGTTGATACTATTGGTAGTGTACATGCAACAGACAGTACATTGCTTGTTGACGGCAACAATGGTAAAATTACAGGACCACTTGCAAGTACAACTTGGGACGTTGTTGATCAAAATATTGATATTACAACTACAAACACAGGTGTAAATGCAAACATTACATTACAAGCACAAGGTCTTGTTACACTACAGGAAAGTGCGGCAGAAGATTATGTGCAAGTTAGTTCAAACGGAGTTGTACTTTATTCTAATTCAGATATTGCATTACGCACACAAGGGCAAGATATACACATTGGTTATGACACACAAAGCGGCAACGTTGAAATGGGCCACAACAGTTCATTTGTAAATATCAACGGAACATTAAACGTAAACGCATTTGGAAAACTTATTCCACCAAGTTACACATCAGCAGGACGAGCAGGATTTACAACAGAAGGTTTTATGGTTGTAAACACAACGCTAGGACATTTAGAAGCATATGTAAATGGTGCATTTAGAAAAATGACACTTACAGATGTAGGAGAACTTACAGACACAGGCGGAGTTATACCAGCAGATTTATCTGACTTAACAGATACAACTAGTTTAATTAAGACAGACGTATCACAACTTACAGATAACGCAAACGCTATTCCAGCAAGTATAGGTGATTTATTAGCAGGCGGAAATTTAAGTGATGTACTAACAAGATCAGCAACAGGTTATGCTTGGACGGCACCAGCATACTTTGGAGGTGATTTTGATGACTTGGGAATAACACCAACAACACTAGCAGGTTATGGAATTACAGACGCAGTTGCTCTTACAGGATTAAGTGTAACAACAGCAAGTGCTGGCTCAGCCGCACTATCATATAATGATTCAACAGGTGCATTTACATTTACTCCACCAGATTTAAGTTCTTACTTGACAAGTGTTGCAGGAACTGTTACAGCAAGTTTAGTTCCAGACACAAATGAAGCATATGATTTAGGAAGTAATGCATTAAAATTTAAAGATTTATATTTGTCGGGCAGTAGTATTACTTTAGGTGGTGCAACAATAACAGCAACAGGAGCAACAGTAACTTTGCCAGCAAATAGTACCATAGGAGGTACAGACACTATTAGTACATTTGATAGTGCATTTAGTTCGCTTACAGGCAAACCAACTACGATAGCAGGTTACGGAATTACTGATGCATTTGATGGCAACTATGGTTCGTTATCAGGAACACCATCAACATTTGCCCCGGCTTCACATACACAGGCTTTTTCTACAATTACTTCAACACCAACCACAATAGCAGGTTATGGAATTACGGATGCATTTGATGGTGCATTTGGTTCATTGTCAGGCACGCCAACAACACTTGCAGGTTATGGAATTACAGATGCTTTGACAAGTGGTGGAAATATAACACTAGGTGGTGATTTAGATGTAGGTGGTAACAGTATTGTTTCAACAAGTAATGGTCCAATCAATATTGCTCCAAATGGTACTGGTGATATTGTTATGTCTGGACAAGTAAAGTTTGATGAAGGATCAGCAGAAAAATTTACAACAACCAACGGTGCAACAGGAGTTACAGCATTAGATTGTTCTACTGGACATGTTCATTATCTTACAGCACCAGCAGGTGATATTACAGCAAACTTTACTAATTTAGATTTAACAGCAGAATACGGAACTAATGTAACAATAATAATTGATCAAGGTAACACACAATATGAAGTTACCGCAGTGCAAATTGGTGGTGCGGCACAAACAATAGTATGGCAAGGTAACAGTGCGCCAACAGGAACAGCGAACGGAGTAGACAGTTTTTCATTCACAATATTAAACGATGGCGGAACATATGTTGTGCTAGGACAAATGGTAGCATTTGGAGGAGTATAATAGATGCCTTTGATATCTACAGTAACAGGTAGTTTTACAGCAGGAAGAAGAGCAAGTGCTTTTGGTAGTGCGCCACCTTGGTCTCCCGCAAACGATATCACTGCCGCACTTTGGTTGGATGCTTCAGATACTTCAAGTTATTCATTAAGTGGAAGTAGCCTCAGTTCTGTCACAGACAAGTCAGGAAACTTCACTGTCACCGTCGACGGTACTCCAACACGAGTTAGTGGTACCCTCAACAGTTTAAATGTTTGGAACTTCGACGGTAGCCAAAGTCTAGTGACAAATTCAGGATCGTGGGCCAGCAGTGGTAATCACTGGGCCATAGGTGTGTTCCAATGGCACTCAACGGATAGCACCAAAGACAGTTTCTGGAGTGCTGACGGATCAAAAACTTATGCTATTTCAAGCAGTAGGAATGACAACAACTGGGATGGCGAGATAGACTATGACGGTAGCAACAGTATTGTCAGTGGTGTTGCCAAAAACGACTTCACAGTAGGCATTGGTGTTAACGATTGGACGGTTGTCAGCATTGTGTTCAATAAAACAGGTAACCAGATCTTTGGCAGATTGAACGGCACTACTAGAACAAGTGTAGACAATTACAACAATTCGATGAATACCAATGTAAGTGATGTTCGTATGATGCGTAACAGATCAAATGTAAAATTGGATGGTGCTATGGCAGAATATTTTCACGTAGCAGGTGCTCCAGGTACAGGTGGAACTGACATCACAGATGTTATAAAAGCAGAAGGTTATATTGCACACAAGTGGGGTTTAGAGAGCAATTTACCAGTGAGTCACCCATATAAGAGTTCAGCACCATAAGGATAAAAAATGGAAAAAGAATATATTGTAACACTTAAAAAAGGTATAGATCCAAATGCATTTAGGCAAGATATGATTGCTGATAACATGCTACCATATGTGCCGACCAAGGCAGTTACAGTTGCTAATGAAAGACCAGGATCAACACGTAACACACATTATTTACTTACTGACGAAGAAGCAGTTGAATTAGAAAATGATGAACGGGTTGAAGCAGTTGAACTAAGACCAGACTTACGTGACGATATTGGTATTGAAAGATTTGCAACACAAACAGGTAATTTTAATAAATCTACTGCAACCGCTGGTGATAATGTAAACTGGGGATTACGTAGAATGAGTGCGTTATCTAATCCTTATAATTCAAGTGGAGTAGTTGTTGGCGGATATACACATACGCTTACAGGTACAGGTGTTGATTTTATTGTACAAGATTCAGGAATACAAGCAGATCATCCAGAGTTTCAAGATTCATTTGGTAATAGTAGAGTACAAGAAATTGATTGGTATCAAGCACAGTCAGTAGTAAGTGGAACATTACCACCTGGATTTTATACAGACTATGATGGACATGGTACACATGTTGCAGGTATTGCCGCAGGAAAAACATACGGATGGGCAAAGAATTCAAAAATTTATTCAATCAAAATTGCAGGACTGCAAGGTTCAACCGATCCAAACAATGGTATGCCTATTAGTGATATCTTTGATGTTGTTAAAGAATGGCACAAAGCAAAGACTCCAGATGTATTGACAGGAGTTAAACGTCCAACTGTAATTAATATGAGTTGGGGATACTTTAGTAGATATCTTGCTGTGACAGGCGGATCGTATAGAGGAACATCTTGGACTGGTAATGCTAAACTTACTGCCTATGGAATGACAGGTGCGTTTGATGGGACTGGTTATAGACATCCTACAAGAGTAGCATCAGTAGATGCAGATATAGAAGAACTAATTGAAGCAGGCGTAACAGTATGTATTGCGGCTGGAAACAATTATCATAAAATTGCTACAGCAAGCGATCCAGATTACAACAACTATTACACAAACAGTTTCGGACAAACAAAATATTATCACAGAGGTTCATCTCCTTATTCAACAAATGCAATTATGGTAGGTAATATTGATCAAGCACTAGATGCAAGTGGTGATGAGCAAATAGCACAAAGTTCTGAAAAAGGTCCTGGAGTTGATGTTTATGCACCAGGAACGAATATTTTCAGTTCAACAAGTACAACAAATAGATTTGTAGATGCACAATATGGCACAACAGCATTTAGAATAGCAAACATAAGTGGAACATCGATGGCATCACCTCAGATTGCAGGACTCATTGCAACCTACGGAGAGATACAACCTAATTCAACTCCTGCACAACAAAAAGCATGGGTAACAACAAATGCCAAAGAACAACTTGATGTAAATGGTAACACTGGATCTGATTATACAAATTATAGAAGTTTAATGGGTGGTACAAATGCATACGCACATCAACCATATAATAGTGCAGATGTTTTAACTATTGCTGGTGACGAAACTATTGTAGCATCACAAGGAGCAATAGAAGCAACTTATGCAATAACAGCAAGTGCATCAAGTGTAGACGAAGGCGGAAGTTTTACAGTTACATTGACTACTACAGGTCTTGTAAATGGAACTATTGTTCCATATACTATTACAGGCGTAGCGTCATCAGATATAAATGATGCAAGTTTAACTGGTAATTTTATTATTGGAACTTCACAAGTCTTAACAGTTAACGTGACAGAAGACAATACATTTGATGACGGCAACGAAACATTTTTGTTAACACTTAATGAAGTGGCAGGTAAAAGTGTAAGTGTCACAATTAACGATACAAGTAAACCAGATCCAGTATACTCAATTACAAGTTCAAGAGATAGTGTAGGAGAAGGTGAAACATTTGTAATTACACTTACTGCAACAAACGTTTTATCAGGTACATCAATTCCGTATACAATTACAGGAGTTTCAAGTGCAGATATTTCCGATGAGCCACTTACTGGAACACTGACTGTAGGTAGCGACATGGAAAGAACATATGTAGTTACAGCAGATGGATTATTAGAAGGCAATGAAGATTTTGTTTTCACAGCAACAGGTACAGGTCAAACTATTACTGTTCAAATTAATGATACAAGTAATTCTCCAATAACGTATAACTTAGTTGCATCATCAGGTTCAGTTAACGAAGGGTCTGCTTTTTATATTGATTTAGTTGTTGAAAATGGTATTCCTGGAGTTACATTACCATATACAATTACAGGAATTAGTTCAACAGATTTAAGCACAGGAACATTAACTGGAAATTTTGTTACAGGAACTACAACAAGAGCAAGTTTTGTAGTTGCAGAAGATTTTACTACAGAAGGTGCAGAAACATTTGTAATGTCATTAACATCAGTTGCTGGTGTTACTGCAACAGTTACTTTTAACGATACAAGTACAACACTAGTTGCAGGTGATCAAGTTATTTCAACAACAGGCTCAGGATCATTTGTTATTCCTGCTAACGTATCAAGTGTAAGTATTATGGCTGTTGGCGGTGGTGCTGGTTCAGGAACAACAGCGGCATTAGGTGCAGGTCAAATCACAGGCGGTGGTGGTGCTGGAGCACTTGGCATTATTAACAATCTAGCAGTAACGCCAGGACAAACTATAACTTATACAGTAGGTGAAGGTGGTGCTGGTAATAACAACGGACAAGACACTGTAGTAACATATGGTGGACTAAATTATACAGCAGGCGGCGGAAAAGCAAGTTCGGCTGTAGCAATGAATACCTTAAGTAACACAACATATGAACGTAAAGTTGGCGGTGCTGGAGGAACGACATCAGGTGCATGGACTATTAGTAGAGCAGGCGGTAAAGGTGGAGATTCATATAGGCACAATAACGGAGAAGCAGTTGTAGGTGGAGGCGGTGGCGGTGCTGGTGCTGGTGCAGTTGGCGGATCTGGTTATCCAAACAATCAAGTGTTGAGTGGACCTAATAAATCAACGTCTCCGTATAATTGGACTAGTGCAACAAGTGGTACTGTAAGATTAATGGAATCACTTTATACAACAGAAATACGATTAACCTTAGAAGTAGTTAATTTAACATTTGGAACAGAGTTTGCTTATTATTTGAGAAATCAAATTGATTCAGTATTAAATGCTTCAAACGGTTGGGCAAACTATGATGCATATTATATGATTTTAAGAAACGGTGTAGATGGTACACCTAAAATGGTTTACAAAAATCTTGCAAAAGATTTTGATTCTGTTACATCATTAACTGTTGGTGGTGGTATTGGTGCTAACAATGCTCAATATAGTTTTGCTGGCACAGGTGCAGGAGTTGCTATAGAATCAACTACATCATATGGTGGTATAACTTATACTAGAAACACTGGATATAATGCGGCAGAACTTATATCTATTTTAGAATTTAGAGGCGGAGTTGCTACAGATGCAACAGATTTAAATACAACACAACTAGCAAAAATAAACTTATTCCAAGAAGGTAATAGTGCTGTACTTCCACAACAAACAGCAGGCACAGGTGGCGGACATGGTTATGTGCAAGATTGGCAAAGTGGCACTGGCATTACCTATGGCGCTCAAGGAGGCGGTACAACTTTGACTAGAGAGATGACTGCACTAAGAGGCGGACATGCTTCAACTACAGTACCAACACTAACAATAAGCGGAGCAGGAACTGTTACTACAGGAGTAGCAGGGCAAAAAGGTAATAGTGCTGACACAGTTACTCCAGCAGTAGTAAGTCACGAATGTGGCGGAGGCGCTGGTGGTGTGCTTGTAATGGGACTTGCAACGTCTGGTAATACTACAAGAGCAGAATCCGGACAAGATGGTGGAATATGGATTATGTATCCTGGAAGTAGAGATAAATTTGAACCGCCAACATATGCACTTACAAGTAATAAAACCTCAGCAAACGAAGGCAGTACATTTACAGTCACAGTAACTAATAACCTTAGTACAACAGATCCACAACTTGTAATACCATATGAAATTACAGGTGTTAGTGCAAGTGATATTGATATGTCTGGACTAGTAACAACCTATGGAAATATTAGAGGATCATTTACACAAGTTGCAAATAGTAAATTGTTTAGTGTTACAGCAGACGATACATTTGATGGAGCAGAAACGTTTAACCTTAAACTAATTGAAGACCTTACAGCAACTACACAAGTTGATGACGATCACTATCTTCCATTTATGTCTGACAATGCACAAACTAAAGCAGTTACAATTAATGATAGTAGTGACGGCACACAAGAAGCATACAGTGGTTCAGTAGTTAATAGTGGAGCAAGTGGCTATGTATGGAATACAGGAAGTGATAGAAATGGAACAATTAGTGGAGCCAATCCAGGAGTAGTTTACGATAGAGGTGATACTATTAACTGGACTATTAATGCTTCAGGACATCCTTTTTATATTAAAGATGTACAAGGTAATGGAACACTTAACCAAACAAACGCTGTAACAAATCAAGGAACAGTAAACAGTATTATAAGTTACACACCTACAGTTGGTGGACGTAAATATTATCAATGTAGTGTTCACAATGATATGCATGGTGAAATTTATATTGCTGACAAACATTGGGCAACAACACATTACGGTGAAACTTCGGCACGTACTGCAAATACAACTTTTCAATATGTAGCACATGCAGGAAGTGGCGATTCAGTTGTTATTGAACAAATTGATAGCGGTGTTAACAAAACCTGTGCATTAATAAAATACACCGATAGAGGATCTCCAATTTGGAGACGTTCACTAAGTTCAAACTACATAGCATCAAGTGCTATTATAGACAGTGGAGAAAATGTGTATGTTGGTTATAGCGGTTCTTGGAACTGGGAAACAAATACTCCAAGTGCAGACTATCCAAGTGATGCATATATTACAAAATTAGATCCAGCAGGCACAGTATTGTGGCAACGCAGTTATTCAGACACAGACGGAAATGCTCTTGCAATTAAGGCAATGGCTTTTACTAGTGATGGAAATATTGTTGCAGTAGGTGCAAATTATTTACAAAATTTAGATAGCGGAGTATGGATTTTAAAAGTTGACATAACAAACGGAGATGTATTACTTGTAAGAAAAGCAAGTCCAACTGCGAAGAAAAGTGAAGCACAAGATGTTGCAGTAGACTCTTCAGGAAATGTATATGTATACGGAACTGAAATTAAATCAGATGGTACTGAAACAGCAGTAAGACTATGGAAGTATTCTAGTACATTCACATTACAATGGAATAGAGGATGGTATGTTCCAAGTGCTACAGGTACAGGATTTGAACCTGCTGGAGTAACACTTGACCAAAACAATAATCCAATAATAGGTTTAGGATATGTTGCAAGTCCACAATCAGGATATGAACAATCGCATATATTAAAACTTAATCCAACAACTGGTATTATTGCTACTGACTGGGTATTAAATGACATAGGCGAAGCAACTATTGAAACAGATTACAGAGAAACTAAACCAAAATTACGAGATGTTGATTTTGATACTGTAAACAATCTAATTTTTGCTGTTGGTGAACAAAATAAAGATAACACTAATTCAAACAAACGCGGCATAGTGCTATCATTTAGTGACGGTTTAGGTATATCTAAATTTAGAAATTTACATACAAGTGCTAGTGCTAGTTTAAATGTAGGCATTCACAAATGTAGTTTAGATAATACGTTAAATCCAAACAACAGACTTTGGGTAAGTGGATATGGTGTTTCAAGTAATAAGACAAGTTTAGGTAGAGTAGGTGGATTAATTGCTTGTGTTCCAATTAATAATTCTGATACTACTACAAATACATTAACTGTAGAAGATTGGTCATACGAAGTTCATGGAACAATAAGTGTAGACGCTGACTCACCATTACAAACACACGATACAGCAATGGTAGTTGATGATAGCACAGCAACAGCAAGTGGATTAGTAAACGGTACAACAAGTTCAAACACAGAAAATTTTGTTGAATATAAAATGGTACTTGATGTTGGTGTTAATGCAGAGCCAGAAATACAAACTCCAACCTATACATTGACTGCTAGTGCATCTTCAATTAATGAAGGACAAAGTTTTTCAATTACATTAGATACAACAAATGTAGCCAATGGTACAAACATTCCATATACAATTACAGGAGTTTCAAGTGCAGACATTGATAGTGCATCTTTGACAGGTATTTTTACAGTGCTTAATAATAGTGCATCAGTTACATTTAATGTAACAGCAGATAATTTAACAGATTAGAGGGAATTAACAACAGTGGCCAACGAAACTTTTACATTAACTTTAGATGATATACCTAGTGTAAGTGCTAGTGTTACAATAAATGATACAAGTCAGACACCTGCGGCTGGAGAACAAATACTTACGTCTAACGGATCATTTGTTGTTCCAGCAAACGTTACTACTTTGAGTATATTCATGGTAGGTGGCGGTGGCGGAGGAATGTGTGGACAATATTCATCAGGCTCAGGAAGAGGCGGTGGAGGCGGAGCATATTACGGAATAACTGATTTAACTGTACAGGCCGGTGATGTATTTACAGTACAAGTTGGCGGAGCAGGACTAGCAGGGTATTGTAGTACAAATTCTCCGTTTGAAACAGTAAACGGTTCAAGTAATTATTATCCACAAGCAGGATCTGTTACTAATTCTACTAGCGGAGGAAACACTCAAATTACATGGGCTAGAAGTGGAACCGATTTAGGCACTGCACTTTGTGGCGGTGGAGCAAGTGGATACAATAACGGTGGCGGCGGCAGTAGTAGTATAGACACAGTGTTTATTGATAATAGTGTAAGTTATGTTGGAACAGGATCAGTACTTCGTGCAAATGCAAGTGCTCCTACTTCTACCAAAGCAAGTGGTGGCGGTGGTGGAGGCGGCTATGGCGGTAAAGGCGGCCAAGGTATAGGTCAGTTTCACAGAAGCACAGGCGGATATAATTATTATAAAGCACAGCATGGAGGCAACGGAGGAGGCATGCGTTTATATGGCGGTACCAACGTCGGTAGTACTGGATCAGATGCTCCAGCATTAGGTACAAGTAATTACAATTATAGTGGTGCAGGAGACGGCGGAGATGGAGGAACAGCAACAGGATCAGCGTTTGGCTTCGGTGGTGGCGGTGGTGCTGGTGGTATGATTAGAGATCAAACTATATACTCTTACGGTTCTCAATATAGATACCGTTGGTTTTTAGCAGGTTCCGGAGAAAATGGTGGCGGCGGTGCAGTCCGTTTTGCATACGGTGGATAGTAATAAATACAATATAAGGAAACTATTATGACAATACAAAACATTAACATAGGTAATATTGCTAACGACGGAACAGGTGATGATCTAAGAGAAGCATTTCGCAAAGTTAACGAAAACTTTGATGAACTAGATTTACGTTCTCCAGAAGCAACAACAGCCGCTGGTATAGGAACTGGCGTTGCTGTATTTGCAGGCAAAGTGGGCGATCAATTACAATTTAAAAACTTTACAGCAGGTACAGGAATGTCTGTTACCGCAGTTGCAGGAAACGATATACAAATTAGCACAGATCTACAGGGCATGTTAGTAGTTACTGACGGTGGTAGTCTGAATGTAGACGATGGTGAAACATTACGTATTATAGGTGGCGCAGGTATTACAACTAGTATGTCTGGTAACAATTTAGTAATTACTGACACATCAAGTCAAGGTAGTGAAGTGTTTAGTACACAACTTGAATTTGGCGATATTGTTCCAAACATTCAAAGCCATGCACAATTTTTACAATTAAATTTTGATCTTGATTACGGCACAATAACTGCACCGGTTACATACGGTAGTGATATGGGGACTATATTATAATATGTCTAATTGGACACAGGCATCTGGAACAACTTTAGTTACGACTAATGAAGAAGAAACTATTTCTGTAGGATTACCTCTTACTTCAGGTATAAGTCCAACTATATCTATTATAGCAGGTTCTTTACCTCCTGGTCTTAGAATATTTCAAAATAATATTATTGGCACTCCAAAACAAGTTGAGCGTGAAAGTACATTTACTTTTGTATTACGTGCAACAGTCAATGATGTAATTGACGATAGAACATTTAAAATTGTAGTTAAAGGACCTGATGATCCTTTATGGAAAACTAAAGAAGGAAGATTGTCGGTAGGTAATTCTCCTATTAACAATAGATTTTTTATTTTAGATAACGAGATAATCGATTTTCAATTAGTAGCAACAGATGTTGATTTGCCGGAAGGCAAAAGTTTAGAGTTTTGGATTGATAAAGGTGACGGTGAATTACCACCAGGAATAAGCATGAGTAACACTGGTAAACTATCTGGTGTTGTTGAACCTTTACTTGCATTAGATAAAAGATCAAAACTAGGACAATATGATACAACAAACTACGATATGTACTTACATGACTTTTCAAACAAAAGTAGTTTATTTTATCAAGGACAACTTATAAACAATTATGTATACAATCCACCAAAAAAATTAAACAGACATTATGATTTTAAAGTTAGTGTAAGTGACGGACTTGCAGTTGTAAAAAGAAATTTTACTATATTTGTTGTAGGGGAAGACTTCCTACGTGCGGACAACATTGTTGTACAAGTTGCAACAGGAGTGTTTACTGCTGATAACACTTATATTAGAACACCCATTTGGATTACTCCAGGCGACTTTGGATTCCGTAGAGCAAACAACTATATTACATTATTCTTAGAAGTACTTAAAAACGAAAATCAAGAAGGTGCAATAAATTACAGATTAATGCCAACTAATGATGATGGTACAACTAGTAAAGTTCCAGTCGGAATGACAATTGATGCAAACACTGGAGAAATAGCAGGAAGAGTTGCATACCAACCAGCGATTACAACACAGTACAAATTTACAGTAAGAGCAGAACTATTACTTAGACAAGATAATAAACTTACTGTTGCTACATTCAAAGATAAAACATTCACAGTACAATTATTAGGTGATGTGGATAGTAGTATTGCATGGACTAGTAAAACAAAATTAGGAACTATACCTGCAAATCAAATAAGTGTATTTAAAGTTCAAGGTACTACTACTGTACCTGATGCACCTTTATTCTATAAACTAGTCAGTGGACGTTTGCCTCCAGGACTTACACTCGAATACAATGGAGAAATAACAGGCACAGTTAGACAATTTGGTCAAACAACGCCTACAGTAATTACAGGTCTTACATTCTTTGATAATGATGATATGACATTTGATAATGATACTACAAGTATTGATAGAATCTATAAATTTGTTGTTGAAGCACAAGATAGATTTGGATTTAGTGCAGTCACAAAAGAGTTTATTATTGAAGTAATTGATGATGACGATACACAATATAGTAACTTGTATATGAAACCATTTTTAAAAGAATCTAAACGATCAGCGTATCAAGCATTTATAAGTGATCCTGCAAACTTTCCGCCAACAAGTATATATAGACCAAATGATCCAAATTTTGGAATACAACGTGATATTAAAATTTTAGCATATGCAGGTATTGAAACAAAAACTATAAACGACTTTTCTATAGCAAGTCAAAAATGGCATAGAAAACGCAGATTTAATCTTGGTGCTCTTAAAAGTGCAGTAGCAAAAACACCAGGTACACAAGAAGTAGTATACGAAGTTGTGTATGTAGAACTTATTGATCCTTCAAAAGCAAAACTAGGCGAAACTAGAAAGTCATTTGTACAACGAGGAGCATTACAACTTAAAGCAGATTTAGCACAAAAAAATAATCATCCTAGCGGTGCACCAACACTACTAGACGGATCAAATGTAAATAGAAATACAGAACAATATAAATTTATGACTGATGATACACAGTTAGACTTAGGTGATACTGTTAATACTATTGCAACAAATGAAACACTAACAGCAACAGAAAATACAGATACTGATCCATTTGTATTCGGTGAACATAATACTGTAAAAGCAGATAGTGATGCTGTTCTTGCAAGTGGTGGGCAAGGTAAAAAATATATAAGCAATATAACAAATATGCAAGATAGCATAAAAACATTAGGTAAAACAGAATATGACTTTTTACCATTATGGATGCGTACACCGCAGATTGCTGGAGAACAAGAAACAGGCTTTATACTAGCAATACCTTTATGTTACTGTAAGCCAGGTACAAGTGACGAAATAATGATTAATTTAAGAAATAGAACATACGATTTCAAAGATTTAGACATAGAAATTGACAGATATATAGTAGATAGTGTTGTAGGTAACTCAAACGATCAATATATTGTGTTCGGAAAATATAATTATAATGCGTAACACTGATAAATATGTGTAGGAGAATAAGATATGGCCATTACAACAAGCAGTTCTAATATTGGAACAATTAATGCAGATTATCCTGTTGCAGGACAAGATAATGACTCGCAAGGTTTTAGAGATAATTTCACTAAAATCAAAGCAGAACTAACAAACACCCATGCTGACTTAACAGCATTAGATACAAACTCAGTAAAGAATAATGATGCTGAAACTGACATGCAAGGAAACACTATTAAGAATGTAACATTTCTTAGAGGTACAAGCAAGTTTTACAGCGGTGGTGTATTAAGTAGTGCAGGTGTTAGACCAGTAAGTTTTGAAATAGCAACATATCATTCTTATACAATTAATAGTACAGGTATTACATTAGAACTTGCAGATTGGCCAGCAAGTGGTAAGTATGCCGAAGTATGGTTAGAACTACGCGGACGTGGGCAAGCAGACACTGTAACATTTTCTACAGCAAATAGTGGTTCAATCAAGGTAGCAACAGGCTTTGCACATCCAGCAACTATTGACGACAGTATACATCCATATATCTATAGATTCTGGACAATCGACGGCGGGCAAACAGTTTACGGAGAGTACAAAGGTGAGTTCGATACCGTCCTTTAATCCACTAGTCCAAAGTTTTGACGACTTATCTGATAACGAATTAGAAGAAAAAATTCTTACTCTAAATAAAAAATTCTGGATGACACAAAATCCACAAGTCAAAGAACAAATTACAGCCATTCTTGACATGTATAAAGCAGAGATGGAAGGCCGTAGAGCCAAACCAAAAATAAAAAGCCAAGATGGCGATAATTCACTTGACAATCTGATTAATATCAGTTAAAATACTTGTATGATTATGAAAACAGACGAACTAGGTATTCCACGATTCTCTAATAAAGATCTTATTGATATGATCTATACAGGTCATGCTGACAAGTGTCATGTGGTTCTCTGTGATGCAGACGAAGATATAGATAAGTTTAACATAGCAATGGAAGAACAAGGTATGGATCCGTTGCAAAAATATATTCCACTAGATGTAGATCAAAAGACTTTTGACGGTGTATGTCAAAGTGAATGGTTTATGCCTGATCAATACAAAGACATTAATGTATATGAATATGTGCTGGGCAAAGCAGAAACACCTTGTCCACAACATATACAAGATCGTATATGGGAAGAATTAGATGCTTTTAAAAAACGTGATATGCACGACTTATTACGTTATATGATTTATCTAGTAGACTTTATGCGTGAAAACAACATTGTATGGGGTGTAGGTAGAGGAAGTAGTGTAGCAAGTTATGTGCTATACTTAATAGGAGTACATAGGGTAGATTCAATCCAGTTTGACCTGGATTGGAGAGAGTTCCTGAGATAAGTACTAATATAATAAAAGGAGGTATATTATGCCTGTAAGACAACAACAAAAGAAAACTTACCAAACTTTCCAAGGTAAGAAAATCGATATGGATACGTTGCGTCAGCGAAATGAATTGACTCCAGCAGTAGGTAACGCTCGTGTAAATGCACGTGGCGACGAACTTGGTCCTGGTGGCAAAATCATTAAAAATCGTGATGAGGTAATTCGTGATTATTACGAAGAACATCCGCAAGCGGCTCCAGACGAAGTAGCACAAGTAGAACAGCCTGTTGAAGAAGTAGCAGAACCTGTTCAAACAAAGGCCCAAAAGAAGTCAGCAGAAAATGCTAAAAAAGCAAAAGCAGTTGAAGCGGCAGACGCTGAAGATGATTGGGTTGAAGATGAAGACGGCAATTTTGTAAAAAGAGGTGACTAGTGGATACGTTAGCAAAGTTTGAAGGAAGTTTAACAGCAGTCGGTAACCGAGTGTTAGTAAGTGATATGGAGTTTGGTGAACAAACTACCAAAGGCGGAATTATCTTAACAAGTGATGATGGCAATGTAAGAGGCATCTATCCACGTTGGGGTAAAGTACATTCAAAAGGACCAAGAAATGATGATCCTTATGAAATTGGTCAATGGGTACTTATAGAACACGGTCGTTGGACACGTGGAGTAACAATGACTAATGACGGTGAAGATGAAATAGTATTACGTATGGTTGAATCTGAAAGTATATTAGCATATGCAGATGAGAAACCAGATGACGTACTAATGAGTGGAAGTAGTATAGGTGACTATTCTCCTGACGCAGTTGACCCAAGCGGGTTTGTTAACCCTAACTAGAAAGAAGCAAAATTGGAAAACGTAGATCTAAAAAAATATGAAAACTTTGTAGCAACAGTAACATCTGCACAAAGTAACGAAACAAAGGCACTTAATAACCAACTAGAGGCACTAGAAAATGAAAGTAGTGTAAACATGGCACTACTTCTAACAGGCGGAATCGGCCTGTCATCGGAAACTGGAGAATTTAATGAGATTGTTAAAAAATGCATATTCCAAGGCAAACCACTTAACGATGAAACTATATTTCATGCTAAACGAGAACTTGGCGATATTATGTGGTATTGGATTAATAGTTGTCGTGCTCTTGGGCTTGACCCAAATGACGTAGTGGCAGAAAATGTAAACAAACTTAAATCACGTTACCCGGGTGGCGAATTTGATGTTTACTATTCAGAGAATAGAAAAGATGGAGATCTTTGAAAACTTTGAATGGTATGATCTTCTGGTCATAGCAGTATTTGCTAAAGTAATGCAAGTCTTAGTACTTCTTACATTATTAGGTGGCGGATTTACAACTGCTACTATTTTATTTGTAGTTTGGGAATTATGGAAAGCATACGAAAGGTATAGAGCAAAAATATGAAACTCAGTAAAGTAGAAAAAGACACTAATATAAAGATTGCTACAGTCAATATGCCAAAGCCACAAAAAGAACAATCTTTTGACATCCAAAAAGAAATCAAAGAAATAAAAGAGATACTCTCAGAAATACTTCAAAATATTGCAAAAAAGTCTTGACTTTCTTGTTAGTATCCTATATAATAAAGTATATTAGGAGTAGAACATGAAATTACCTGAACAAAAAAACACTGGTATTGGTACAGCAGGTGCGGCTGGAATAGCACTTATGATTCTTCATATTACAAACTACTTAACAGGATGGGCATGGCCTATACTGTACATCTTTTTAATTTTAGTAGGAATGGGTATGGAGAACAAAAAGAAATGAGAGATCTTTGGGTAGAAAAATATCGTCCAAAAACTGTTGATGGCTATGTCTTTCGTGACGAAGCACAACGTTCACAAGTAAAGAATTGGATTAAAGAAAAAACTATTCCACATTTATTGTTTAGCGGTAATGCAGGTATTGGTAAAACTACACTTGCAAAACTATTGTTTAACGAACTTGAAATAAATGATTTAGATATACTTGAAATTAACGCAAGTAGAACAAATAGTGTTGATGATGTTAGAGATAAGATCGTTAACTTTGTACAAATGATACCTTTTGGAGATTTTAAAGTTGTATTACTTGATGAGGCCGATTATCTTAGTCCGAACGCTCAAGCGGCACTACGTGGAGTTATGGAAGAGTATCACACCACTGCAAGGTTTATTCTTACTTGTAATTACCCCAACCGTATTATCCCTGCTTTGCACAGTCGTTGTCAAGGCTTTCACATTGCTAAAATAGATCAAACAGAGTTTACTGCTCGCGTAGCAGAGATTCTTATTACAGAAGGTGTAACGCCAGACTTGGATACACTTGACACGTATGTAAAAGCAACGTATCCAGACTTACGTAAATGTATTAACACAGTACAAATGAATGTACAAGACAACAGTTTGCTAAAGCCTAATGAAGGCGACACAGGAGAAGCAGACTGGAAACTTGAAATGGTTGAATTATTTAAGGCAGGCAAAATTCAACAAGCACGTAAACTTTTATGTGGTGCAGTTCGACCAGAGGAAATGGAAGAAATATATCGTTGGCTATATGATAACATTGAATTATTTGGAGACGAAGAGAAACAAGATACAGCAGTATTAACTATTAAACAAGGATTAGTTGATCATACGCTTGTAAGTGACCCGGAGATTAACTTGGCGGCAACGCTCATTAGACTTGCGAGACTATAAATAGAGGGATGACGTATCTAGTAACTGACAACTGCATTGGTTGTAAACACATGGACTGTGTTGAAGTTTGTCCTGTAGACTGTTTTTATGAAGGAGAAAATTTTTTAGTTATTAATCCAGACGAATGTATAGATTGCGGTGTTTGTGAGCCAGAATGTCCTGCAGATGCTATAGTTGCTGATCATACACTAGCCGGAACAGAATTAGAAAAATGGATGAACATTAATACGAAGTACTCTGATGGACTTTGGCCTGTAGTAACAGCCATACATGATGACAAACCTACACCAGAAGAAGCAGAAAAAAACAATAATGTACCAAACAAATATGAAACAATGTTTTCGGAGAAACCAGGACGTGGTGACTAAAAATAAAAAGTTAATAAATGATTTAGTACGCTTAGAGGTATTAAAAGAAGAAGTAGAATATTACAAAACCTTGATTCGTGAACACGACACAGGGCATATACACACAACAATAGGTTTTATTAATAGACGTATTGAAGAACTAGAAGGAAAAGCACCATGGCCGCTAGACTAGTAAGTTATAGTAAAGCAACAAAAGATTTTGAAGCAGAAGGTTTAACAGACCTACAAGAATTAATTGCATTTTGTGCAAAGGTATCAAATCCTGCCGCACAAATCAATACAGAAACAAGTGAACGTTTAATTAAGTATTTGATCAAACATCAACATTGGTCTCCGCTTGAAATGGTTAATGCAGTAATTGAAATTGAAACAACTCGAGATATTGCACATCAAATTGTACGACATCGTAGTTTTGCATTTCAAGAGTTTTCACAGCGATATGCAAATCCAAATGAAATGGACGAAGTATTTGTTACTAGTGAAGCACGTTTACAAGATACTAAAAATAGACAGAACTCGATTGAAGTTGATATGGCCGAAGAAGGTATGGCTGAACTTATTGTTGGCTGGGAAGAAAAGCAACAAGATGTAATTTATACAGCAGGTCGAGCATATGACTGGGCTATTAACAATGGAATCGCTAAAGAAGTTGCACGTAAAGTATTACCAGAAGGTTTAACAAAAACAAGATTGTACATGAATGGCACCATACGTAGTTGGGTGCATTACATTGAATTACGTAGTGCTAATGGCACACAAAAAGAACATATGGATGTTGCCGTAGCATGTGCTAAAGTTATTGCTGAAATATTTCCATTAGTTGAAGGTTTGAAAGGGGCATAAAGCCCCCTTCGTAAGTTATTCTATCCGTCCCCATATACCTCGAGAACTTCTTTAACCGCGTCGTGTCTTTCTATATCTCCCTTTGCAAATTGGACTATGTCCAGGTGTGACGTATCGCTGTTTCGTAGTAATTGTGTAAAATTAATTAATCCGTTATCACGTATACGATCAGCCTGATGTAGGTCGCCTGTAACTGCCATCATTGAGCCTTCTCCTAAACGTGTTAATAACATCTTCATCTGGTTTGGTGTTGCGTTTTGCATTTCGTCTGCAAGTATAAAACTATGTTTAAAGGTTCTGCCACGCATATAAGCCAAAGGTGCTATTTCAATAATACCTTCTTCTATCATGCCTTCTATTTCGCGAGCATTAAAATATTCACGTAACACATCAAAAATAGGTCTAGTCCAGGGTGCCATTTTTTGTTCTAGCGTACCTGGTAAATGACCAAGATCTTCATCAACAGACACTGCTGGTCTGGTAACAATTATCTTGTCAACTTTACCTTCTTTAAATAACTTAACCGCTACCTGTACGGCCAACAAGGTTTTACCTGTTCCTGCCGGGCCAATGCCAAAGACTATGTCTTTCGATGGCTCTAACAGTTTAAGCACGTATTGTTCTTGGTTTCTATTGCGGGGTAGTATTGTTACGGATTGTTTTTTCTTTGTAAAAGAATTAAGTTCAACCACGTTGCTGTGGGTGAAAGTTTTTTGCCTTGCGGCTTTTCTTTTTGCTCCCATTAAGTCCTCCTATTGGATATGGAGTAGGGTGTTTGCGGTAGAACGCACTTGCCCTACAAAAGTATTTACCTATGTATAGCAATCTCAATAAGATAACTTAACTCTTTTAATACGATAAATAACAGTATAAGAATGAGAGAGTTATAGATGGAAGATATTTACGACTTAGTTAAGAACGTTGAAGGTATATACGAAAGTAATACAGCCTTTGCAGTTCTTAAGGATTTTGAACGTGTATTAGACGAATTAGACATATACGTTTATAGTAACTGGGAAGATGGCGAATTATTAGCAGGACCTGATATTGAAAGACATTGGGTTACTTGTTCGTTTATGTGGCCACGTGAAATTATGCCTGATCCTATGGGAGGCAAAAGGCTTCTTGATTATGATTGTAAAGTTTTTTACAAAAAAGACTCTATTACAGTTCCACGCAAAATTCGTAAACCAGACGATATTCGTCCAGGTACCAAAAAAGGTAAACTAGATCGTAAAGAAATCTGGGTAGTAAAAATTCAAATGCCAAAGAAATTAATTGTTGACATGTATAGTGGACAACAAGAAATGCAAAACTTTAATACAGAACCAGCAGTAGATGCAGGTGCTCAAGCACAAGCAGAAATGCAACCTGCAGATGTAGCCGCAACAGGCGCACCAGCACCAGAGGAAGCAGAATAATGGGCTTACGTATTGGCGACCTAAAAGATTGTGTAGATCATATTTTTGAAATTGATAGTTTCAAATCAAAAATGGGCGATGATAAAGATATTGTTACATTAAGTTTTAGTGTAAATGAAAAACATGCCGCAGATGATTTAATGAACTTTATTGAAAAGGGTTATGAATTTGTACTTGATGCTGACG